GGGCTACCATATTGTTTAAGTATTTCAATCTAATGACATGGCTATTTGTTTGAGTGATTGTTATTCAACTTCTTTCATACAATCCCGACACACCTTGATTTCTTCATCATCAATCGTGTAGTCGATCTCAGTCGCACCATGCAGGCCGAATAAGCACATCAGTAATCTAAGCATGATTTTACTCCTGGACAATCAAGCAATCATGTCGCAAGAAATGTCGGTTAATTTTTCTTATAAATCATAAATTTAAAATATTCATTGCTGAAATAATGTCATTAACTTTGTCGAACTAAGCAAGATTCCTTCCTGGTTAATCAAGCATTTTAATTTGGTATGATTACACTAGTATTTCTCAGGGCAATAAAAAAGCCCACCATTTGGCGAGCTTTCCTTGATGCTTAAACCTATTTTTGACATTTCACTTCAAACTGATATTCGTCTTGAGTGACCTTAATTTTAATATTTTTATATTTTCGTTTGTTTGGATCCATTGCCGAGCCAGCCACTTCCTCAAAAAAGCTACGATCATTCATTAGCTCGCCATACGCTTTATAGCCTAATAAAATCTTTTCAGGCTTTTTGCCTTCAGCCACTAATTTACCGAGAGTATCTTCTAGTTTTTTAACAGTTAAAATCGCCATTTCAATTAGAGCTCAAAAACAAAAAGGCATTATCACTTAATTTTATGAATAAATAATGTCAAAAAAGCCCACCTTTCGATGAGCTTTAACGACTTGGTCTCGGTTGAACCGTAATACGACCAGTATAGAAAAAGAATACCTTACATCCATATAGGATGTCAAACACTCAATTTTCTTAAATTTTTCCGGTACTGGCCTGCATAATGCTCTACCTCATCGTTCAACTCTTTGAGCAAAAGTTCAACTGCATTACCTAGCCATGCATAGCGTTTTGAATAAGTATTTGGTTCAATATAATCAATTCCTGAAAATACTAAGCGGCCTTTCAATGTATGGTATTCACGCAACTTTGGACGCAATGAATAAAACAGTTCCATGCGTGCAATGTGTTTGCAGAATTGCGGCATATCAAAACTTTCACGCTGCTTATCCATTTCCTCTTGCACCATACGCCATAAGTAATCTGAGATGTATTTTGTGACCACGGAATAATTATCCGTATTGTCTCGATAATCACCCCATACCAAAATTGACGCATAAGCCTTGGTTTCATCATTTGGCATTAAAGCAATTGCGCCACAACGATCTTCCCAATTGACAGGGATTTCATTTGTTGGTGGTGTATCTGCTTCATAATTTGCTGTTTTGGCTCTTAACTGCTGCCCCAACCATTCAATATTTGTCATCTTTTCAGCTACCGTCGCATTCATCCCAAATCCCCTACCATCTTCTCAATTTGCTGGATCGCGTGACCTGACTTCACTTGATCTGTACTAAACCTTAATACTTGAAAACCCATCATTGTTGCTACGTTATATTTTTCCATGTCCCCGATATACCCCTTGCCTCTGGTATGCCTTCCTCCACTCCAGATCGCACCTTCAACCTCTACCAGTATCTTTTTTCCTACCAGGTGGAAATCTGCTCTCCATTTCCGCTTTGGGTGAAACTCAAATTCCTGCTCAAACTCAATTTTTAAAGTATTTAGTTCTCGGGCCAGTTTCGCCTCAAACTCATTCGGTACTTTTTCGCCTTTCACCTTAGGACGCTTGGAGCGCCCTTTCGGTCTGGTGGCTTTCACCATCTTTTTGTATTCAGCGATTGAGTAGCTGGTCATTCACACCATATCCTCAAAACGACGGCGCCAATTGCCATGAAAATAAACATCAATGTTTTGTTTAGATCCTTCACGCCGCCACCTTCACTGTGAAAATCTGCTTAGTCTTTTCAGTTACGGTGAAGCCTGCAGGTGTAGCGCCATCTCTCTGGATATATCCAGCATGCTCCAACTGACCTAAATAACGCTGTACAGTGCGACGATTACCCTCCATTAGTACCATCACATCAGAAACGCTTGTTTTGCCCCGTTTAGCCATCATTTGACGCAATATACGAATCATTTTCTCGCCTTGGGTTACGGCATGCATCGATGGGCACCAATCCATGGTTTGAAAGTCATATTCTTTTGACATGATCAGTGACCTCCCAATTGCTCACGAATAACCTTAGGCACCTTCACCCCATCCATCTCGCATTTTTCCAAGTACGACTCAGGGTTTTCAAAAGGATCTGGCCAAGGATCAGCTATTGCAGTCGGCTGGCACTGGAGACGTTGAGGCTTTGGCACATGACGGTTTTTCACATTCATGCGTTTTTTAAGTTCTTCAAGCGCTTGTTGAGCCACTGCATTCGGCACGGGTTGATGATCAATATCATCAGACTCCTTTGGTTCGGCCAATTGCTTAACTGCCTTTAGTTCTTCATCAGGTTCGCCACGCTCTTTCGCTTCTGTGATCAGTCTCTTGTAAACACTGCAATACACGTTATGCACAGTATCGGTAGGCTTTAAGCTGCCATACGGCCCAACCACTGCATAGAATGCCTCCTGGGCAATACGATTGATGCGACAAACACGGTTTGATTTCTCGTAGTTCAAAGCTTGCAACCATGCTTCATCTGGAGTCTGATATTCATAAACACCTTTGCACCAGTTCTTGAACTCAGGAATTGATGGCGGCCATTCAGCTGTATCCAAACGTTTTAAGCCGCGAAGAAACTGCTCATAAGTTAGGCCTGAAAGTTTTTCGACAAACTTCTCAATAACCTGACTTTTCTTGAGACCTGACCATTGATCAGTAAATTTCTTGCCGTACATGAGAAGCATGTCTTCAACCAGTTTGCGTGCATCCGATTCGCTGAATTGCTGGAGGGCCTGAGTATTTTCATGTTGAGCTAATTCATTACGCATATTTACCGCCCTCCACTTCGTGCACATCACGCATCGCAGGCTGATCATCACCGCCGATCTCAGACATCCAGTCGCTTACTTCGCTCTGGGTGCGACCTGCTGAATTTGAAAAAGACTTTTGTTTTTTAGGAAGAGACTTAGCTTCACGTAAACGGCGTACTTCATCCTTGTTGTTTTGAATCCAGGTAAACCATTTCACCAGCCATAAGCTTGGGGTGTTCTTGCTATCCGACTTAGCTGAGAAGAAATCACCGAAGTTTGTAAACATGGCAATCAGATCTTGTTCAGGTAGACCAGGATTACGCTGCTTTCCAAGTTCTATGAAATCGTAATGAATTGGATATACATGTACGCATTCAAGAATCGAATAGCGTTTGTGATCCTCAACTTGATATTGAGAAAACTGAATCGGTGGAAAAGAATTTTTTTCTTCGCACGCATTACTACTATCAATATTGGTTAATGGTTTTTGGTTAACGGTTAATGGTTTATGGTTAAGGTTTTTTTGGGTTTCAATTTCAGAACCCAAATTAACCGGCTGGGTTTCTTCTGGGTTTTTAGGTTCGCCACTTTCTTCGCTACGTGGGTTTTCATCCGGCTTCTTTTTTGGCGGACGCCCACCTTTCTTGCCGTTTTCACGATTTTTGTCAGCATGAAGCTTATAAGCTTGAATTTCTGCATCACATCGTTTGTTGTGAAACCCATCTTCCTCTTCAGTAAAGAAGTCACCAAGCACATTTGAAACTGCCTGTTTCTCTTCTTCGGTTGTTGCACGTAACCGACGGAAAACCGACTGGGTTTCTTTGGGTAATGGACTTTCATTAAGATAATAAAAATCCAGGGCGCGTCGATAGAAACACTCCTCAAGTGTTGAGAGGTGAACTGTGTCACGCATGAAGTCACCAATATGGTGTAAATATTTATGCATTATTTGCACCCCACTTTTAAATAAGCCCCGACTCGCTCACCTTCACGCTTTAATTCATCAAGCATGTCGTCTAAGCCAAATTGATTGTTTCGTTCAATCAGATAGTGAATAAACTCATTTTTCACTTCAGCCATTTCTTCATCGTGATGACATTCATGCTCTTCACATTCATGGGTCTCACATTCAAGACATTCATACTCAAAGCCGCTTTCTTTCATTTCATCGGCAATCGTATTTAAGTCAGAACCACTAGATGAAGATATGAAGCCAAGAACATCTTCTAAAGTTATGCTCATGCTGCCACCTGCTGTGCTTTACGCATCTTATTGACTAGGCCTGTAATACGAGTCAGGCCAAAAGCAGTGACACGCATGTGCAAGAACACACGCTCCTTGCCATCGTTGCGATTTGTGATTACTGGTGATGTACGGTTGGTGAATACGCCATTAATGACATACTGGGCATGTGGTTGAAGCTTGCGATCCGAGTCGCGGTAAACCCACTTTCTGTCAATCAATAGCTTGATTAGGTCTGATTCTTTAATACCGATTGTTTTGGCACATTCACGCAGGCAATAAGTATTGGATGTATCAGCAATGACTTCTAATGCTTCAGCCTTAGGTGCAAGTACTGCTACTTTTTCACTTAACTCAATGTTGAGCTTGGCTTGGACTTCGATTGCTTGAAGTAGATGTGCAGGATTAGTGATGTCAAAACTATTTTTAGCCTTAAGCGCGTCTTCCATCGAAGTCATGCGGTCAAAAACTCGAGCCTGTAACTCATAGCTATATGACATAGCCATCAAGCAGGCTTCGCGTTTTGGGAAGTTGTAGATATGTCGCGTGTTGTTGTTGCCGTAGTTTTGCGTTCCGATAAATTTCGGAGCGTGATTATCCCCTAAAACACCTGGGACTTTCCGCATAAAGTCATCATGACGAAGTTCTTTATATGGCTTCTCTACAGTGGCAGTTTCTTTGCGAAATTTATTAATGAAATCAACAATCTCAGGTGATGACATTGTTACTTCGTTTATGTTAAAATTTCCTTGTGTTAACATATTCATTGTTTGGATCTCCAACGATTTAAACACCGAAAAGCCTGACCTCGACCGTCAGGCTTTTTCTGTTTCTGGGTTATTGATACAAGCCTGGACTTGTTTATCCAGCTCAGCCAAAACAACGTGCATTTGGTGAATTACTTTTGACATATCACGCACTTCACCTGGAGTGATGCGGCCGTCAGCCATAATCTCGCGAAACGTACTCATCACATCCCCGCCACGCATCCCGACGCACAAAACCTTATCTGTAAGCGCCATATCGCGGCATTCAGGGATTTCGGGAAGGTTAATTGCAACCCTTTCATGCTCAGCAGCTAATGCTTGCAAAATACGAAAGTCACCAGTCAAAGCCATCAATTTAGAAGCCTCAGCAAGTGTTAGATGGTGAGTTTCAGTATTTGGGTTGATCTTGCTGTTTAGAACAGCGGGGCTTTTGATTCCCATACGTGGAGCTAATGAGGCTGAACCACCTGGGTAGTCACGAACTGTGTTGTACGCTGCATCTGTTATGTTCATTTTCCCTTCCTTCGAACGTATTTAATTAAAATCAAATGCTTAATAATTAATTTAAGCGGTTAATCGCGATGGCGTGGGTACTTCTCTAACAATCTTGTAGGAAATCCCTGGTATAACAGCCATGATTTTTCCAACAGAAGGATCTGGGATGTATTCACCCCATTGATTAATCGCTTGGGGAGTGATGCCAATTTCTTCAGCTAGGCGTGATGCATTTTTAAAATGATCAAGAGCGTCACTGGTTTTGATGAGTACTCTCATGTTCAATCTCGAAAGTATGCTTTATTATTAAAGTGTACTTTAATATATTTTTGCAAGCAAGCTTTATTAATATTGTTGTAAGCTGGCTTTAAATTTAAAGTGAATTTTAATATGAGTACTCTTGAGGATCGGATCAATCAGGCCATATCTCATTTTTTGTCCAAGAATAAACTTAAGAAACTGGACAGAGCGGCCATGGCTAAGTATTGCGAAGCATCTGTAGCTGCGGTAGGCCAATGGATTAATGGAAAAACAAAGTCGCTTGATAGCTTTAAAAATGCTAAAGCTGCTCAATTTTTAGGTGTGAATCCCCACTGGTTAGCCGGTGATCCTAAGTATGGAATGCTTGATGCATCAAGTGATCAGAAACTTGATAACAATATCGATCTATCTCAAAAAATTCCTATGGAAGGTTTTCCTGTACCTGTTATTTCATGGGTAGCTGCTGGTTCATTTGATCCTATTGAAACCGTGCTTAAAGATGTTGAAGTGGATGAATATCTTCCGCCAATAAGAGAATGTGGAAAAAATGGATATGGTTTAGTAGTGGTTGGAAATTCCATGAAGCCTGACTTTAAGCCAGGTGATCGTATCTATGTAAATCCTGATATTCAAACTTTCGACTTACATACCGATGATTTAGTGATTATTGCCTGCTGTGGTGAGAGTGAGGCTACGTTTAAAAAGCTAATTATTGAAGGCAGCGATAAGTACCTTCAGCCACTTAATCCAGATTGGCCTGAGCAAATTATTAAACTGACAGAAGATTGCCGCCTAGTAGGTAAAGTTGTCGGGTTGTATAGAAAAATTTAATTAAAAGTAATTTACCAATCAAGGTAAAGATAATATTCCAGGGGGAAACTATGGATAATTTTGTACAACGATTAAAAAATCATATTGAACATGTAAAAAAAGTAGGTGTCCACTGCTCAACGGAAGAGACCACGAAGCAAGCGCTGATATTACCTTTATTGGATATTTTGGGTTTTAATCCATATGATCCCACAAAAGTTCTTGCGGAATTTGCAGCTGATTTCCCGGGAGTTAAGGCAACTGAGCGTGTAGATTACGCACTATATTGCAATGGTCAGCCTGTAATGTTTATTGAAGCCAAGCCTTATGTTGCAAATCTAACCAATCATGCACCACAACTATCAAGGTATTTTAACAGCAGCCTAGGTGTAACTATTGGTGCTATTACAAATGGTCGTGAGTGGAGATTTTTTACAGATCTAATCAACACTAATGTTATGGATGAAAAGCCATTTCTAACAATTGATTTTACAAAAGCTGACCCTGAAGATCTGACACAGTTAGCGGAATTTAAACATGACAATTTTCATGCGGAAAAGTTAAGATTTTTTGCAGAAGAAAATCAATATATCCAGCAATTTAAAACTGTAATTAAGAAAAGTATTAATGAGGTTGATATTGATTTTGTAAGATATGTTGCACAACAAGCAAGCATACAACGCCAATTAAATACTAAGTTTCTTGAATCCATACAGCCATTTGTTCAGCAAGCGGTACAGCAAGCTATTAGTGATACAGTCGTTAAAGGCCTATCCTCTCCAACAATTATTACCGCACAGCCAATTGAGCAGAAACCAACTGAAAATCAGCCTGAAGTGAATCAAGCAATACCAGAGTCCGATTTTATTGTGCATCCCGACAATGAAAAAATCATCACCACAAAGGATGAGCAAGATTTACTGCGTATTGTGACGGAGTTATTCCCAGAAGTTGAGATTGAAGGGCGTGATACTGAGAGCTATTACTCTGTTCTATATCAAAATAAAACAAACAGATGGTTGTTTAGATACGATGTTAATCGTAAGCGTCCTACAATTCAATTCAATGTATCAATAGATGAATCTCGTAAAACTGAGCTTGAGCGCGCTGGTCTAGAACTTCAAAATAATGGACAAATTTTTCTAGAAAAGCCGGAACATATTTACAGAATGGTGGGTATTCTTAGAGATAGTCTTGAGTACTGCATGAATGATGAGAATTTCAAGCGTGCCCCTAGTCAATAAATATTTATAAAAGCCGCTATATGCGGCTTAGGTTTTATCAAGATGTTGAATATGGTAGCTCCCCAAAAAAGAAGGAAAGCATAATGATCGCAACACTTAATAAATCCAAAACTGCGCTAACAATTAATCGTCAAGAATTTAAATTGGCATTAAGTAAAATAGGTGAAGGGATTGATAAGCAAATAGCTTCGCTTAAGAAGGCTAAGCAAAGCTATGACGCTGCTGAAATAGCACGTGAGGTCATTAGTGAGGCAAATATCTTCGAGGCTATTATTGAGGGCTTCAACGAAGCAGAAGAGACGAATCTAAAGTTGGCGGACATAACCAATCTTGAAGTGGCACAAGGATGGATAGATGAGTTTTTAGAGAAGTATTCTGCGCTATAAACCCTAAATCAATTTTTGTTGGCTGGATAAATAAAAAAACCGCTATATGCGGCTTGGGTAAGGTCACTGAATTGTATTGAGATTTTAAAAGGTAAGTTGCAAGTGGCTATATTGAGCTACTAATACGCACTATATTTTTTAATATTTAAATTTAATTATTTTAAGGGGGAAATCCATGAAAATTAAGAATGTTGTATTTCATCATATTTTAAAGGAACAAAAAAGTAAGGGACCAGCTAGTGTAAAGCCGGAATATGCAAAGGAGCTATTACAACCTGACGATCCAATTGTTATAGACTTATGTCAGGATATATTAAAATCATATCGTGACCATAATCCTATGCATGGAAATATAAAGCATGGTTCAGATTTTCAGAATGTTTTACAGGGGTTCTTTAGTGAAAAACCGATTGAATTTATGGAGTTTACTGAGAATGTTTGCGGTCTAATTGAGAAAGAGCTTTCTAAAAGTTTCTTGGCAAATGGCGGTTTTGTTTTGCTTTTAAATTATGAGGACTCTCAAAAAGATTGGTTATTAATTGTCATGTTAAAAAATGATGAAGGTTATGGTTTAACGAAACTTTTAACTCTTGAAAAAAGACAATATCTAAATATTGAAAAGTTAAATGAATCAGCACGTATTGATGTAGAAAAATGGAAATCCAACTTAGTAAAAAGCGAAGAAAGTAATAAAAATTGCCTTTCTTTTATGAAGGGGAAAAAAACACAGGATGAAGATGTTACTGAGTATTTTAGATTTGCACTTTCATGTGATGGATATATAACAAGTAAACAGAATACAAAAAATCTTGTGGATACTATATTTAATTATATGGAATCAAAGAATCTAGAACCATCGCAAAAGGAAGCCATACGAGATTCTCTTTTTTTGTATTTTGAAAAACAACACAAGCTCGGTGAGGAGGTTGATTTAGATACTATTGCCAACACTGTGAACGCTGTTGCCCCTAGTGAGTTTACAGATTACTTAAAAGAAAAACAGATAGATATTGACTATACATTTAAACCAAACCCAACGAGTTATAAAAAATTCAAAAGAATCGGTTACACTAATGGTAATGTAAAGATTAGCTTCACATATAATGATCTTAATGAAACAGTATTTCTAAATAAAGAGGGCTACTTGATTCTTAAATCAGTACCTCAGCATATTATTGAAGAAATTCATAGAGCTACACCACAGGCAATTGGAAAACCAGAATAGAAAATCACTCATGACCAATGAAATCACTTTTGAACTTGTACAAAAGTATGTTGAGTTAACTTCTTTCATTCAAGATGCAAACTCAACAGGAAGAAGAAGTATCGAAGGGACTATCCAGCCTTGTGATTTTGCACGCGTACAAGAAATACTTAATGAGTTGGTAAATAAACTTGGCTTATTGGATCCCTTTATTCCAGATTTTGATTGTGATGATGGTCAGATTATTATTGATTTCCCATCTTTCTATTATGAATCTTTAGAAATATTACTTAGAGAGCAGCCATTATTTAGATCATCTCTTCCTGATCAAATTATATATTTCAAAAATGAAGACTTTATTTATATTCCGAAATCATCTAATAATGAAAAAAATGAAAATATAAAAAAATATATTGATTGTGTGGAATTATATAATCTATTAAAAATTAGTTCTGATCATATCTCTAAATCTATTCTAGATGAGGAGAGTTTATTTTTTCTGGGAAAAAGAAGGCTTGAGGTAGTTAATAATTTATCTACAACTTGTGATATAAAAATCGCAAAACTAGATGCTTTCAGATCAAATTTCTATGAAATTGAAATTCATAAAGATCCTATTAAGCAGATTATTTCTGATAGTCTAATTAATTACTTTAATCATGATAAAAAAATATCAATTAATAATATTACAGTTAATTTTGATAATATTTTTGAAGTAATTAACAATAATTATAATATGTATCTATCTGAATTTACTTTTGAAAAAATAAAAAAAGAGGTGGAGAAATTCAGAACCGAATCTATAACTAGATTAAATAAAGCTTTTACTGATATTCAAATGCAAATTATTACTATACCTGCATCCTTAATAGTAGTTGCTAGTAGTTTAAAAACAGGAAAAGATTTCTCTTTTTTGGTAAATTCAATCATTTTGATGGGTGCTATATTTTTTGCTATTGCCGTATTGTTTATGTGTGAAAATCAAAAGGATACATTAGACAATATTAAATATGAAATTAATGCACAGGAACAAACTTTTTCTAATGATCCACTTTTTTCAGACAAAAAGGAAATAACGGGCAACTTTATTATTTTAAATAAAAGATATGAAAGACAAGTTCGAAATATTCTTATAGTAAAACTAAGCATTATTTTTTCAATTTTAATTATGTTTAGTATATATTTTTACTATAATTTTTTAAACTCCTGCTTAACAGTAAATATATTCTTTTTAGAAAATTTTACTTGTATATAATATAACAAAACTGAAAGTTATTTGTACACTCTGCGTAAGTCAGAATTTTACGAATTATATTATTGTTCTATCAATAAAATGAGAATTTTTATGATTTTACAAGGCTATGATTAGCAACCCCCAACCCACCCCAGCGGTGGGTTTTCTTTTATAAAATTCTCTATATAATTCAAAGTCCAATAACAATAAAATCAAACAATGAAAACAATAACTTTGACCACCCTACTTTTGTCTTTAACTTTTACCGGCTGCCAAAAACAACCAAGTGAAGATGTAGATCCAATTACTACCACTACAGCTCTCGAGAACTCAGATAATATTCTTAGTAAATACATAGAAAAGTTAGACTCAGAATTCACCACACAAGATGTTCGGATTAAAATTTTATGTAGAGACTACCCGCGCGAGTATGAAAAAAACTATATGCCTAACTTGTTGAAGCTATCACCTGGTGAATACTCTGAAGCTACACTTCTTGCTGATATGGATGTAGTTTTAGATCATTACAAAGAGAAAGATGCTATTCAGTGCTAAAGCTTTCTTACTTCTGAAATATTAAATCTTTATATTGGACTTAAGACCTCTCATGACCAGGTCTGTAATAACTAAGTAAAGCATCACTAACCCGCTATCCGCGGGTTTTCTTTATGTAAGGTAAGTGTAACCTTGTCTTTAAATGTTACATTATAACAATTAATATAAAGATACCTATGATTCATAAATAGAAAGGTAAGTATCAATGAAATATTTGTTAGGTGCAGCATTGTTAGGATTAGCAATTACTGGCTGTACTTCAAATCCAAAAAACGAAGTGGTACAAGAAAAAGTTGTGAGCAATACTCCGGCTGAAACTCAGGTAATTAACTTTACTGGTCCAATGGATCTTACAGTTGAATTGAAATCTTCGGATAATTTTGAAACTGCACAAATGACAGATAATTCTGGCAAGGTTTATCACCTTAAGCGAGCTATTTCAGGAAGTGGTATGCGTTTAGCCAATAATGATGGTGTTTCAATTCATTTCAAAGCTGGTGAAGGTATTGTAGAGTTTATGAAAGACAAACCTATCAGTATTACTGAATACAAAAAATAAGATTTACGCTTTAAGAGAACCCACCCCAGTGGTGGGTTATCTTTTTATTATATGAAGTAATATTCCTATTTATTAGCCGATGGAATTTCTAAAAATTTTAAGTAAAGTGAGTTAAATTTTTGAATAATTAGTGAGCTAATCAGTTTAAAATTATAATATATGACGCTGTAGTCTAAAATTTTTTTTCACATCTCTCTTAGTACAAACATCGGACTAACTTAATGAATAATATTAACTTTAAGAATTTCGAAGAGGCTGGCCAAGCCATTTTAAAATTCTTATCTCAACGATTTGGATTTAAGTTATGGATGATTACCCGTACCGAAGGTGATGACTGGATCGTGTTACTAAGTGAAGATAATGGCTATAACGTTAAGCCAGGACAAGTATTTCGATGGGCAGATTCTTTCTGCTCACACATGGTACAAAATAATGCGCCCCGCATTGCCCCCTATTCACCTGATATTCAAGTTTACGTAGACGCACCTATAAATCACTTAGTCCCAATTAAAGCCTATATCGGCCAACCTCTGTATAAAGAAGATGGGTCCCTTTTTGGCACTCTCTGTGCAATCGATCCTGAACCTCAATCTAAAAATCTGGTCGAGGAAGCTCCATTATTTGAGCTGCTAGCACAAGTGCTTAGCTATAATATTCAAGCTGAATTAAAAGCCGCTGAGTACATACGTAAAGCTGAACGGTTTGAAATGGAGGCATTGTCCGATCCGATGACTGGCCTTTTTAACCGTCGTGCTTGGGACCAGTTAATTGAATTAGAAGAAAAGCGCTGCAAACGATATGGTCACCCTGTTGCTATTCTTATGATTGATCTTAATGACCTCAAGATCACCAATGATACTTTGGGGCATGCTGCAGGTGATGAACTCATTCAAAGAATGGCTTTAACCCTCAAAAACACTGTACGCAATAATGATATTGTCGCTCGTCTAGGTGGTGATGAATTTGCTGTACTTAGTATTGAAACCAGCCGAGAAAATGCGGATAAACTTGCAACCAGAATTCAAACTGCTATTGCAAAAGCTGGCATTAGTGCTGCAATTGGTTTTGCAATGCGAAATCCCACATACGGTCTATCAGCAGCTATCATAGAGGCAGATGAAAAAATGTATCAGGATAAAGCCCTAAGCAAATCACCTGAGACTAATTAATAAAAAACGCGAACCCGACGCGGCTCAATAAGCAGGAAGCTATATGATATTGGATCGAGAATTACAGCTTGAGTTGTTAAGTAAGATCGCAGAGTGCTACCCATTTGTATGGACTGATTATGAGCGAAAGCCAGATAGTGCTGAGTATCATAAAATTGCTATCAATTTGAACTATCTCAAGGGTCATGGCCTTCTTACCGAGAACTCCACCAAAGTGGTGCATAGTAAATCTGGAGATGGTGGTGGCTCCATTCTTATCATGAAGCCGGAAATCACAGAAAAAGGCTTGGATTTTCTAAAAGATGATGGTGGTCTTTCAGCTATTTTAGGTGTGGTAACTGTAAGATTTGAGGCTGACACCATACGCACAATACTTCAACTTAAGGTGGATCAATCTGATTTATCGCCTGTTGATAAGCAGAAATTGCGTGGTGCGCTTCAAGAGCTGCCTGCCGAGAATATAAAACACCTGTCAACGAAAATTGTGGATGCGGGTTGGGATAATCTAGGCTCTCCAATGAGCTTAATTCAAAGCAGCCTTTTTTAGCGATATTTTTAAATTTCAAATAACCAATCGGCTTATTGTAATCGCCTACTGGCACAAAAAATTCAGGCACATCTTCTTTTATGTGCTCCAGGTAAATCTGGGTTGAGCCGGGATGAAGCCGATCTTCTATTAAAACAAGCGTTTCTAATTTCATAAAAATACCTTGCCGCATACCCTAGCGGCTCTTGGATCGGGTGGAGAAAAATATGGCAGAAACAAAATGCGGTAGCTGTGGATCGCACAGCTTTGAGCTTTCAAGCCAAAACTTGGGCAAGTCAGATCTTTTGTTTTGGTTTGTACAATGCTCCAATTGCGGGGTTCCTATTGCGGTAATGGAACATAACCATATTGGTATTAAACTAGATCATATTGTTAAGCGATTAGATGATCTGGAGGCCGGAATTGGCTTAACTATGCAGTCTGTAAGCTCATTAAAAAAGAGTAAAAAATAACTACTCTCTACCAAGAGCACGAGAGCCATTAGAGTGGCCGTTATTGGTGCTAATTTTTTCAGTAAGTGCACGAAAACCGCTAACAGTAATCTCTTGGTTATCAAGCACAAAAGCTTCGGCAACTTTAATATATTCCTGTATAAGGGCATGGTCATGTATGCCTGAGGCAACATAAGCTTTATATAATTCAGCTCGAAATTTCTTCTTGCTCATTTTAACAAACTCCATCCAACCCATCCCTGTGATGGGTTTTCTTTTGTCTATTAAAGCATAAATTAAAGCAAAGTTTATAAATATAATTAAAGTATGCTTTACATAACCCATTTATTAAAGTATGCTTTAATTATCAAGTAAAAAGAAGCCCCAGCGTGCTGCGAACCACCTGAGGCATGACCCACACTCTCTCTGTGAGTAAAGTGATTATGAACACAAAATTAACTCCACACAATAGCTTCAAGGTAACTCTGTTTACCGCTGCCTTAACTGTAAGCGCCTTAGCGTTTGCTCATCTTGCTGACTTTGGTACTGACCAGGTGGCACCAACTCAAAATATTCAATCTGAATATGGAATCGTCTCTTTAAAGATGCTCGACGATATGCGCGGTGAAGCAGTCGTAAATCTGGATGGTTTCCGTTTGGAAATAACTTCGTTTGAAGTTGAAGCATACCCGGATGATTACGGTGTACCAGGTTCCGAATTCACAAATATAGAAGTCGTTGAACTAGGTGAAATCAAGGTGTTCGATGCTAATGGCAATCCGTATAAAGACTTCACAGACTACCAGGATCACCGCGAAATCAATTCAATGATCGCCGGATACATCATGAAGCACCGCTTGGTGGAGGTTCAGTCATGATTTTAAATTCTGCTGATCAAATTTTTGAAGCACTCCTGAATGGCCAATCGGTCTACTGGTGTGAATGCGGCTCTGATGACTGGTCTCCTTTAAATGATCGAACTCAAATTAATTTTGTAGACCTTTACACCGGCTTCCTGCAATTCAAAGCAGATGAGCTACCTGTAGTGCCAATGCCGATTGAGTTCAACTCAACTCATCGCTACTTCTCTGAATACATCAAGACCTTTGAGGGACTTGAAATATATCGAGTGGGTAAAACCCAGGCGAGCTATTTTGCCCTACGTGTCAAAAGCTCAGGAACTATTGCTGACTATTTCTGCAACACAACTATCTATTCCATTCAGCCGGACGGCTCATTGAGGAAGATGGATAAATCCCTTACTCCGAAATGGATTTTAGATGGGTTGGAAAATGCGCGTGTTGCTATGCGAAAGAACAAGCGTCATCAAGTTTTAGAAAGTACCGGCTTCTTTGCATCGGAAGACTATAAGAACTTTAAGCGTAATAACCGTCCTGCAGGAGCACGTTGAGATGGCGATTAATATTATTCCAGCGAATCAAGCGCTGCTAGTTCAGGCAATTATTGTTTACCTGTATGCAGATCCAGGCTTGGGCAAAACATCTATCGGCTTTACTGGTGATAAGGCTATTTCATTCGACTTTGACAAGGGTTCCCACCGTACTGGTGAACTTCGTCGCGGTGCTGTAGTTCAGGCTCACCAGTGGTCTGATGTTGCAAACCTCACAATGGCTGATCTTGAACCATATAACACCATTGTGATTGATACCGTCGGTGCAATGCTTGAAAGCATCAAAACACATTTAATGCTGAATGCGACCAACAAACAAAAAGATGGATCGTTAAAGCTTAAAGCCCAGGGCTTGGCCAACAACATCTTTAAGCAGTACGTGAATACGCTGATCGCTTCAGGAAAAGATGTGGTGTTTATTGCCCATGCTTCTGAAGATCAAAGCGGTGACCAGGTAATTTATCGCCCTGATCTGGGTGGTAAAAACCGTAATGAGCTATATCGAATTGCTGACATCATGGGTTATTTGACCACAGTCACTACTGGTGAAGGTAAGAATGCCCGGGTGATTAGCTTTAAGCCTTGCCCTACCCATCACGCTAAAAATGCGGGTGGTTTAGGTGGTGATACTGGTGAAGTGTGGGTGCCAGATCTAAAGACCAGCCCTACATTTCTGGCCGATCTTATCAAGCAAGCTAAGGACCATATCAACACCCTGACACCTGATCAATTGGCCGCAATCAAGGCCCAAGAAGATCTAGAAAACTGGGTACAAAGCTGTGGTGAGGCCCAATATGCGAGTGATCTAAATCAACTCACTCAGTCTCTTGAAGACACTCACCTGTATTACAAAAACATGCGTGCCGAGCTGGTTCGTCGTGCTCTGGAAATGAAGTGCATATTCGATAGACAGCGCAATGCATGGACAGATCCACCAGAGTTCAATGGCATTTCTGATGAGCAGTTGGCTGATCTACAGGATTTCATCGACACCTGTGGCCTTGATGCGAAAACAGTATGTGAACATTTAGGGCTTGATGCACTCAACCAGATAGAAGCTTCCAAATTTGAAGCCGTAAAAAATGAAATAGAACAAGTAGCTAAGGGAGCAATGACAGCATGAAAATTAAAGAAGGTGGCGTGATGGAAAAGAATAAATTGTGGTGCGTAGGAATCTGTCCTGAAGATGACAGTCCACATGAGCAGTCACCTGCTGCATCAAAAGAAATTGCTGAACGTGCTTTGGCTCGATACAGAGCCATGACTAAAGCTGAAGGTAATCAGTTCATGATCGAATCATTTGATGAATACCTTCAGGTTCAAGAATGGGAAGGCACAGCTGAAGAACATCAGGAACAAATGTTTTACACAGAAGACTGGTTTAAAGAGCCGATGTATCAGTGCAAAAACATGCAGCAGGCTGAACAAGCTTTTAAGTACGGTGAAATCGTGCACTGCTACAAAGATAGTGCTGAGTTAATTACTTCTGATTTTGATGAGGCTAAGCGCTTCTATGAGGTGGCGTGATGGATAGCAATAACCAAATAACTGAACCCACCCCATATGACGATGCGCAATGGCTCTGGTGCGCTGATTGGTGCAAGAAAAAAGGATTAAGCCCATATGATTCTAAGAACTGGGCAGATGCAAAGTTTGAATACTTGAAGGCTCAAGGAGAAAAACAATGACTGATATTCAAAAACCATGTGAGCCTTGTGAAGATAGCAATATCGATCAGCAAGTAAATCTGATGGATCAATTCATTGAAAGCGGTGAATTTGATAAAACTCTAAATGATTTTTTTGGGTTGCCGGAATCAGTAGTTCAAAGCTTAAAGGAGGTGTCTTAGATGGGAACTGAAGCTGAGCACAATTTACTCCAAGCCATTTTTGATGAAATGCAGGAGCTTAAAAGAGCAATGGCAAATCAGGATGAGCGCCGAGTGAGTATCAAGGAATTTGCCAAGCGCATGAACATGAGCGAACCAACTTTGTATGACCGGATTAAAAAAGGAGAAATTGACCAGCCAAGCAAAGATGGTCCACGAAGTTACTACCTAAATAGTTATGTGAACGAAGTTGTCACAAGGCATTCAAAAACTGGTAAAGTAGCCGCTTGATTGAGCGGCTTTTTAATGCCTGCAAAATCAGTCACTTTTCTAAAAGTGAGTAACATAGTGAGTAACGATTAGAAATAAAGATACTCATTTTCACAATTTTCAAGAGGTTACGTGCGATATGCTTCTCATGATCGACAACTATGACTCCTTTACTTATAACATCGTCCAATATTTTGGCGAACTGAATCAAGAAGTAAAAGTAGTCCGTAATGATGCCGTGACATTGGAAGATATAGAGCGATGGCAACCTAAGTATTTAGTGATTGGCCCCGGCCCGTGCTCGCCAAGTGAGGCAGGAATTTCTATTCCTGCCATTCAGCATTTTGCTGGCAAAATTCCTTTACTGGGCGTTTGTCTTGGTCATCAAAGTATTGGGCAGGCATTTGGCGGTGATATCGTGCGTGCCAAACGTGTCATGCATGGCCGTCTGTCTGATATGTACCACAGTGATACCGGGATTTTCAGCAATCTTCCTTCTCCATTTCCTGCAACGCGCTATCATTCACTGGTGATTGATCAAGCTACCTTGCCCGAATGTCTGGAAGTCACCTGCTGGACCAATGAAGCGGATGGCTCTATGGAAGAAATTATGGGTGTGAAACATAAGACATTGCCGGTCGAAGGCGTGCAGTTCCATCCTGAATCGATTCTGAGCCAGCATGGTCATCAAATCTTTAAAAACTTTCTCGAAATTTATGCCTAAGAACATCTTATGAATATTCAACAAGCTTTAAGCAATATTACTAAAAACATTCACCTGACTCAGGATCAAATGCAAGACGTGATGCGTGCCATCATGTCAGGTGAAGCGACCGATGCCCAGATTGGTGCCCTGCTGATGGGCTTACGCCTAAAAGGCGAAAGCATTGATGAGATTACTGCAGCTGCACGTGTTATGCGTGAACTGGCTACCAAAATTGATGTCAGTGATATTCCATATTTAGTGGACATCGTGGGTACAGGCGGTGATGGCCAGAACCTGTTTAATGTTTCTACTGCTTCTGCATTCGTGATCGCAGCAGCGGGCGCAACCATTGCCAAACATGGTAACCGCGGCGTTTCGACCAAATCAGGTTCGTCGGATTTACTGGAACAGGCCGGGATTAACCTGGACCTGAACATGCAGCAGACTGAACGCTGTATCCGTGACGTTGGTGTCGGTTTCCTGTTTGCACCCAATCATCATCAAGCCATGAAATATGCAATCGGCCCACGCAAAGAATTAGGGATTCGCAGCATTTTCAACTTACTTGGCCCACTTACGAATCCGGCCGGAGTAAATCGTTTAGTCATTGGTGTATTTTCTAATGAACTCTGCCGTCCTATTGCCCAAGTCATGAAACAGCTCGGTGCTGAACATGTAATGGTAGTACATTCACGTGATGGTCTGGATGAAATCAGTATTGCCTCTTCAACTCATGTCGCTGAACTGAAAAATGGCGAAGTCACCGAATGGGACATTATTCCTGAATCGGTCGATATTGAATCGCAAACTCTGACCGGACTAATTGTGGAAGATTCTGCGCAAAGTCTGGCTTTAATCAAAGATGCACTGGGCAAGAAAAAATCAGACATCGGTGATAAAGCCGCGAACATGATCGCGCTGAATGCCGGCGCGGGTATTTATGTCTCCGGTTTAACCAGCAGCTATAAGCAAGGTGTTGCGCTGGCACATGACATTATTTACGGCGGTCAGGCACTTGAAAAAATGAGTGTGCTGTCTGAATTTACTAAAACCATTAAACATTACGAAGCTTAATTCGGTCAGGGATTTTGATCATGGTGGATATCGCAAATACAATTTTAGGCAAAATT